GTCTACCAAAATATTGAGGTTCAATAACACTTACTGTACTTGCTGGTATTTGAGCAGCACGACAAGTGAAAGCAAATCTAGCACCGACATTCGGCACACCTGATGGTGTATCGACTATCACGCTAAAAAGCGATGGGCGGGCACCACCTAACGGAAGGCCTGCTGACGCGAACTCTGAGATATTAAAGGCCATGTCCTATATCCTCCTACCGCGCCTTAAAAATTACCAACGATTTCTGAGAACTCGACGCCGGTGCGGACCGCGACAAAGTTCAATTGGATAAAGTTAATCGACCTAGCCGGCTTGACATAGATATCGCCAACAAATTCATTGCGGTCAATAACTTCAGGTGTATTATTTGTTTCATCACAAATCACACGGAAATCATAGATACCGCGGCGACCCTGAACATCACGGAGGAACGGTTCTACCAAATTGCGGAATTGAGCGCGCGTAAATTCATCATTGAACTCAAACAGAGTAAACTTTGCAGCCGTGCTGATTGCTTTTTCAAGAGTGATGAAGAGGCGACGAACATTGATTCTATCAAAAGCAGATGGTTTAGATAACAATGTTTTATCACCAAACAATACAGTACCTTGACCCGGGAATGTAACTACTGGGTTAATTCCGTTTTTATAAAGCTGATCACGTTCAGCTTTTGTTGGGTTGGTTGAAAGTTTGATTACATTTTTTACTTGACCACGATTGAATCCTGCAGGTGAAAACCAAGGATCACGCTCGCTGTCTGTACGAACCATCAAACCAGCTGTATCACCATTTAGCGGAACATAGCGGTATAGATCATTATATTTGTCGTACATATACTTGTAGCCGCTATCAAGAACAGCATATGATGATGAGGGAAGAAGATTGCGGAAGGTGATTGAATCATCAGTTGATTTACCAACATAACCGATATTATTAACAACATCGGAACGACGTGGTGAAATAACTGCAATACAGTCTTTACGCACCTCAGCAATATTATTGATGGCATGAACGGCTTTAGTTTGATTACCTTCACCGGTTAAGATGAATGATACATCAACTTCTTCAGGATTCTTGAATTTATCAAATCCAACAAGATAGTCCGCTGAACGTGGTGCGGCACCATCTCTACCATATTCAAGATCACCACCAATTGCGCGAGATTGCGCTCCGTTACCAAATGTAACGGCATTAACAGCAGCTTTACCACCATTCACAAAACCTGGTGTATGCGCTGTCCACCAAAGCCATTGAGAACGCTCATTGATAACATTTTTATAATAGTTTCCAGTTCCATCATCTGTAATAGCATCTGAAGCTTTTGATAGGCCAGCATAACGCTCAAGAACTGTATTAGCTCTACCTGAAATGCGACCATCTTCGTCAACTATAACCATATGCAATTCATCGCTTGATGACTGATACTTAGCAGCATATGGGCTAGTTCCAGGGGCAGCATCAAAATAGTTATAAAATTCCCAACGGCGTGTTACAGATGACTGAGCAGCCACAGTATTACCAACATATTTTTTGCTTAATATAAGAGATGTTGCATTTGTAACACTAGCAACATTAACCGGAGTTCTGTCTGGTCCAGCAAGCAAGATATCGCCAGCAAGAATCTGTGATGAGAATGATGTACCAGAGCCTGTCACGGTAATTGAGTTATTAGTAAACCCAAGTGTACCTGATAGTGTGGTTTGCCAAGCATTTGCAGTTGGGCACATTGACCAGCGCAATGAATTACCAAGCTCACCTGGGAATTTTGCGACAAATGAACCAACACCAGCAATACCGCTTGAATAATTGGTATCATAATCATCAGAATTTTTGATGATGGTATTTTGTGTATTTGATGAATTTGTGATGGCGTTACGAGCATTACTCGTAGTACCAGCTTCATTAATTACACGAACAACATACAGCTTATTACCATAGCCTAAAAAGCTAGAAGCTGTAAAGAAATCTGACGCCGTATTTGAATTAGGACGTCCGAACTGATTGACAAGATTATCTTCTGAATCAATCAGAACACGTTGTTGAACTGGGCCCCAAATGAAGTGACCAGCGATACCGCCTTCTGTCGTGCTAACAGCAGGGACAATCGTAGTTAGATCGATTTCGCTGACATTCACGCCGGGAGATACTTGAAATGGCATGATCATTTCCTCCTAAAGTGTCTGATGTATTTCCATCCAGGGATATTTATAAAAAAGCCATCAGATACGAGACCAACGATCCAGCCATTCTCCATCACCCGATGTACCGTCTAGTGACATCGGATCATCCATTGTACCGTCATCATAAAAACCCGCCGGCAACAAATCTTCATCCATTTCTCGCAGCTTTTCTTCAGCTATGCGATGTCTAATATCTATATCAGTTAATTCTTTAAAATACAGCTGTTTAGCTAACCAACCAAATAATACCAATGACATCACAAGATCATCATTATATCCTTCTTCGGCTTCATAACTACTACCCTTGGATACAAAATTTGATAATTCTTCGATGATATCAAAATCTTCAATTATAAGTTTGTCACCCTCAACAAGTTCTTTTAAGCTTGAACAACCTACTGCCTTAACAAATCTTGAGGTTGTTACACCAAGCTGCGATCTACCAGAAAATCCTGCGCTAAGTTGTTGTCCACCACGACCCATTTGTGTGGTCCATAGTACATTTTCGCACTCCAGATCACGATGCAGAGTTTCAGCAACTGTCTTACCAATATCATTAGTTTCAACCAAGATATATGCATTATTATAAGCTTTTGCATATCTTGCTATGATTTCAGGATAAAATGAAGATACGACAGTATTATTTCGATATTTTGCGACTACCCTATAAGGCACCTGTGACACGTCAACCACGGTAAATGCAGAATAGTCAAGACCGACACCATGACCGGTATCAACCATGATTGCATATGTGTGCTTAAATTCAGGTTGATGATAAATGTCAACACCCCAGGCATCTCTTGATACATTCTTAAAGGCCATAGACCTAAGTTTTGAACCAGAGATAAGTGTGAGTGTACTACCAAGAAATTCTGTTTCAAATTCTTGCTTGAATTGTTCTTCGCTGGTATTGCGAATTGTTTGTTCGCGCCACTTATCATCACGACCTGGTGTATCGCGCCAATGCACCTCAATTGGCACATATTCACTACGTTTCTCAGTCGCATCAACCCACATCTTGTAATAATGATTTAGGCCGTTAGGTGTCGATACAACTATGATCTTAGAAGTCTTACCAGAGCTAATCGTAGGATAAACGGATGCAAAAAATTCTTCAGCGATATTGCGTGGTACGAATGCAAATTCGTCTAAGAAGATCAGATTATATGAACCACCGCGAATCGCGCTAGCTGAAGTTGCAGATGCTAATATCTTTGAACCGTTCTCAAGTTCAATATTACCCTTGTTCCATATGACAATACCTTGCTGCATCCATTTTGGTATATGTTCATAGGCAAGTTGAATTTTGGCAAGCATGTCTCGCGCAAGACTGCCTTTGTTGGCTAGAATAGCAATGCTTTGATTGTCATGAAATAGTATTAACCACAACATATATCCAGTAACTGTAGTCGATTTACCGGACTGACGAGGCATCTTACAGATCGAGAATCTATTATCTTTAAAGGTCCGGACCATCTTGCGCTGATATTGATATAAACCAAAGTTTATCAAACCGCGATCAACGCTAACAATCTTCATATAATTTTCAATGAAGTATTCGGGGTCTTTAGCGCATTTGTGATATTCACGGATCTGATCTTCCGTGAAATTTATTTTGACGCCAGCTTTTTTTAATGTAGGATTACCAAGATAATTATCAGACATCAGAAGCTTCACCATCTATGATATCGTCCTTGCGACCGTTAATGATTGCTTGCAAATCGGCCGTGCTACCTATGAATACCGCGTTATTCACCACTGTACTAGGACCTGAGGTTTCACCTCTGATATCTTTATTGCGCTTATGAATATCAATCAAATCTTTATTGACATCAGATATGGTCTTGATAAGCTGTCCTACAACTTCATATGCACGAGGTGAATCAAGGTCTTTTGCCATCGTCAAAAGATTCTCAAGAGCTTCTTTACCCTTACCTATAACATCTTTTAGATTATTTCGTGCTTCTTTATAATCTATTTCTAGATCATCAGAATTTTCATTATGATCTATTACTGTTGGTAGGGATTCTTTTTTCTGGACTTCTGGCAAATTTAATGCATCATGTAAACTATTCATTTTAAGTATCCTGACCTGTTACTGGATTATATTTTACACCACTTGGATAGAAGAATGTGTTAGGTGCATATTTCCAAGCAGAATTTGCTTGTATAAGATTTGGATTTATAGATGCCGCACTATTAGTAGTACCGACACCATTAGCATAAAGACCTGGTTGAATTGTAACACGAGAATTGGTAAGAACATTTTCAAGTTCTTCATCCGTAATATCAACTGTAATACCATATAGTGTATTAGCCTTAGCTTTAATATCCATAGCACTAAGATTAATAATGGTACGTTTGATAATACCACCTTCGCTCGATGTTCTAACTGGACCAAAAAACCAACATTTCATAGTAAAATTAAAAGATTGAATTAATGCTCTACGATTTTCATAATCACCCTCATATGAATCTTCTATACTCATACCTGTCAATATAGTAGGTACGTCTAATTTAATACCCATTTCAGGAATTAAATTTATTTTATTAGTCCATTCTGGTCCAAAATATGGAAGTATTTGTTCCATTATTTGAACACCATCATCAGCATTTCTTACATAAGAATATAGTGAAAAATTTAAATTCCATGGAACTGGTGTTCTTTGATATTTAAGTATATCAGAATCTGTAGATGAGATTGCAACATTTCTTGTAGTTGATGGTAATCGTCTTGAACCATCATATTCAAAACCTGTTATTTCAAATGCTAATCTAGGTAAAACTGTTTGTACTTGTGATGTTAGATCAGGATTACCTCTAATTCTAGCAAGCCATTTTTCTTTAGGACTATATGATATAGGAACAGCTAAAGTTTGTATGGTATTATGTTCTTCATCCAATCTACTTACGGTCATATCATTAAACATGTTACCAAATGCGATAACATATTTACGCAAGGTCTGATGATAAAAAGTAGATCCGAACATTGGCATGGTTAATACCTGTCTATCTCGCTAAATGGATTTCGTTCGCTAAAATCAATATCTTCAAATGATTTTAGTGTGAATGTTTGATTGTTAGCAGAACCACCAGTCATAGTATATTCTTGATATAGATATCCACCATCTTCAACTAATATTATATCATTATTTTCAAATAGATAATTATATTTCAATACATCACGAGTTAATCTATCTTCTATAATATCTATCGCAGTATTACCAGTATCAAAACGTTCTGAGCTATAACGGAATAGTTCACATGTCATCTCATATGTGTATAGCTTGCCATGTTGATAAAAGACACGCTCATGCTCAACAAATTTCACTTCATAGATGGCACCATTTCCATTGTTTATGAAGGGAATATAAATCAAATCACCTTCTAAAGGTCTGGATGATGATATTGAATAACCATTGGCTGATCCAGTCTCAAGAAGATAATTATCAGTATTTGATGAATATA